TCAAGTATTACTAACGTCTCCAGAGATATTTTTTTACCGAGATACATTTTAACCGCAATAGGATGCTGACCATTAATAGAAATTAATGGAGTTGCACTCTTTGAATAAAGGTTTTGAATATCTTGGGAAAACAGATAAGTGAGTTTTTCTTGTCTAGCAGTCCACTCACCATAACGTTCTTGCTGTAATTGGCGTTCATACAAGCCACCGTTTTGGTCGCCTGTGATGAAGTTGGCAAGAAGAAGATTGACGAATTGTTTCTCATTGTATTTGCGTGATAGACCGGCAAAGATAAAATTATCTTTTCTAGAGGCAAAGGCCTCTCTTGTGGTCGTTACTCTTCCCTTTTGTTCTACTATGTTATATTTAGCACTAGTAAAATGTAACTTCATTGCCAAATAAAGTTTATAAGCGTCATATGGTTCCATATCAAATTGGCAGTCTAGCGGCCGAACCCCTCTTCTTGAGCATGTTCAACTGCTCTGCTTCAACCTTTATCTTCTCTTTTAATGACGAAGTAATAATTGTAGCAACAGACTCAATATCCAAATCTCGCTTTATGCAATATTCAACCAAAACATCCATACAGGATACTTGAGTTTCTTTTGCCTGTTTCTCAACATGAATAGAGAAGTCTGTTGTCGTCTTAAACTGTTTCGTAATTAAAAATACATTAGACACCTCTTCTGAAGGATCCAAGACATTATCTATAACTAATTTCACCAAGTTAAATCCTCTTAAGTTCGCAATACATAAAATATGTGTGCGCCTATCTGTGTGTATCGTTTAAAGTTCCATTGCGGATTGACATAATTCGCATGATAGAAAAGTACAGTCTTCGGAAACGATTCTAAACGTTTATCATCTATAATACTTCGCATAGCAATCTGGTATGTTTTTTTGTAAACATCCTGATCAGGCAAAGGCTTATATTTGTTACATGTCCAACTGAATTGACAAGTTCCGCCTTTCTTCTGATAAACCACTCCACAAACTGTAGATGCGAATCTTTTTGATTCTACACGGTTCATCGTGACGGTGGCAACTGCTAATTTTCCTTTTTCGCTTTCGTTGCCTGCCTCATAATAGATGTTATCTGCGAGGCATTTGATTTGATCTTTTTTTTGTATAAACTCTTGATATGTTATCTTTTCTTTTAAATCGTAAATTGTTGAATAAACGTCGGACGAATATTCTCTGGCGTTTGTTTCTATATTTGCTTTTGCATTAATTTGATAAGCACTAACCGCATATACTAATATCAAAAATATAGAAAGGGACTTGAAAAACATCGTAGATGTTCTCATAGTTGCTTTCCTTTTTTCTGTTAATATTATAGCCATCTTTCAAAGTAGTTATTACGACAAGAATCAGTATACTACAAACTGACTCAGATGGCAAGTTATTTATTGCTTAAATCTCCATTAATATGCTATTAAGCGTAGAATAAGAACGACTTGTCGTGGTTTTAGGTTTAAGAAATTGGGTCCGTTCTGTTTCGAGGTGGAACCCATACCCAGGTAAATTATGCCGCTAGGGCGTAATCACCATAAGCAAAGTTATTGTTTGCATTTAATATGGCACTTTGCCAGGCAACAATCTCCGTTTGTCTCTATCTATCAGTCGAACCTGTTCGCCCCCATCATAAGCACACTCTTCAAATATGCCAAAATGTGTTTATGGTGGAGGCGGGGGGAATCGCACCCCCGTCCTAATAGCCTTCAATCAAACATCATCAATTGTAAGTTTATTTATAACTTATAGGACTGCCAAGGTCTATCTCTGTACCATAAGTTCATTGCCCACTTCTCTCCTTTAGTTACCGGTGCGCCACCATGCTCGGAAAGAGGATGTAATTGTGGTGTGGAGAAGAAAGTATTACTGAAAAAGCACACTCTACCCTTAACAGGTTGTACTTCAAGACTCAACTTAGGAAAAACGGTAGCGCCGCCTTCTTCTACAGTATTCAAATATACAAGACCCGTAAAGATGCGTTGGCCGCGAGGATACTGTAGTTTCATTTCATCAGGAGTAAAAGAGTCATGATGAGGTTTATATTCTTGGTTTACATCATAGTGTACAACTTGAAAATCTTCCGCTAGTGTGGGCGGGATACCACAGAACCGCGACAACTTAACCGAAACTTGTTCCGTTATCTCAGATTCTTTATGCTTGATAAACCCATATGAATTGTTACGATTTTCGTGTGGAACACCAACGCCGTTAACTAAGACGGTGGCAGGTTCTAATCTTTCTTTACCCAAATTGATAAAATGATCACACTCTTCGTCTGTCAGAAAGTTATCAAAATAAGTAACAAGCGGATTAATACATAATAGCATATTTTACCTCATAAGATCGTATAGCGGCAATTAATTTTTTAGTCCAGTTATCACGCTTCTCTAAAAAGATTTGAGGAGCTTCGTCTTCAACCGCAATAAGAACGCAAAGATTTGCAACGGGAATGCCTGTACGTTCTTCGTACATAATGGCATATGCAGCACACTGCATAAAATAACTTTCAATATATTCTTTCTTCTTCAATTTACCAGAGGTCTTGAAATCAATAACAGAAAGTTCTCCATCGTATTCAGCGATCAAGTCTACACGACCCGCTAGTTTAAGATGATTGCTATACAGGGCAAGTTCTTGTGCATGTATATTATTAATACTTTCCAAAACAGGTTTAAAATTCTTGAACAATTGTACGTCCAAGAGAGATAACTTACTATTAGAAAGATCAATCTCTTTATTCTGGAGATGATCTTCTACTAGAGAGTGCAACTTAGTACCGCGTGTCGTGGCGCTTCGCGATATCTTGTTGGCTGTTTCGGCACCGACTTTTGCTCTCCATTTTGCGATACCCTCGCGGGAGAGTTCACTCAGAACAGTGGTTATGGAAGGATATTTGTTACCATCATCCGTCACATAGACGCGACCACCATCTTCGGAAGTGATGGATTCACCAAAATCTTTATATTTGTAAATCGTCTTAAACATAGTATATCATACTCTATTTACCTTCAAATGTCAAGCGTTATTTTCACTCTTTGATTGATCATGGGGTGTCTATAAATTTCCATTTTTCGTAAGACCAATTGGCGTCTTTAGTTTTAATGCTTGACCAGTCTAAACCTGGCGAATCTATGACCATTTCTTGTACATGAATGGTTTCTCTCTCAATTAACCAACCTACAAAATTAACCAATTCCTCGGCATCTATTGCGGCTGGCGATTCATATATTTTTGAGGAAGTTTCGGTATTTACTAAACCCGCAATAACATTTAATATTCTCGGTGAAGGCCGAAATAATCTACTCCTGATAAATTCGTTGAGTTCTTTTTTTGCAAGAAATATCATTTCTGTTTTCTCTTTGGGTTCCTTCACAAGGGAAATCTTACTGCTAATGTTAATAATTTTTTTATCAGTTAGTCCCCAGAGTTCAACAATCTCTTTTAGCATTTCAAGTTGGCCTGTCGGATGAAATGCGTTATTAATAAAGATGTCTGCATCAACGCATTCTAAAAGAATGCGTTTTCTGGCCTCATCTGTACCAATATCGTAACCACCACTCCGACTAAAACCCAAAACCTCGGCCTCGGCGCGACAATAGTATTCAAAGAATTTTGCGCCGATGCCAGAGGTGTGCCCAATAATTACTACTCTTTTATGTAAACGAGTTCGTTTAGGATAACCCACGGGATCGTGGTTAACAATGTTTTTCTTCATAATTTAATCTCGCTATAATATATTCTTTTACTAATTTTGATCTTACAATGTCATCAACGCCAAATTCAACAACCTTAAAGGACGGCATTGTATCAGCAATTGCAATAAACTTCTTAAGACCGCTCATATCGTTTCTTTTATATAGGTCGGTTTGACGGAAGTCTCCACAGAAGATGATTTTGGAATGTGTACCAACACGTGTCATAATAGAGTTTAATTCCATGTCAGTCATGTTCTGGCACTCATCAACAATAACGATTGAATTATCAAGAGTGATACCACGAACAAATGATGTAATTAAAAATTGAACGGCTTTTTGCTCTTCCAGTCTTGTGAAGGGTTGTATGTGATTAAACAGACTATCACATATATCTATATATGGCAATTTATAAACTTCTGATTTTTCTTTTTCGTCACCTGGCAAGTGACCAATTTCTCGCGAAGGAACAGCAGACCTAACAATTATAACTTTTTGAAAATCTGAAGAACGATCTAAAACCTGCTCTAATGCTTTGTATAAAGCAATGAAAGTTTTACCCGTACCCGCTACTCCATGTAGTAGTATAGCATCGATTTCAGTTTCAAACAAGTTAAAAAAAATCTTTTGATTCTCTGTCATAGGACTAATTGTATTCAAATGATCAAGAGTAATTTTTAAGGATTTTGCTCTATTGCCATTATCAATAGAAATTTTTGGTTCATTGACTACGTGTAGGTTATGAACTCTTTTTTGTCTTGCCATGGTGATCGCCTTTTGGTCTGGAGTTAAAAAAAAGCAGCGCATAGAAAACTATGCACCGCTTAGAGATATGCTATATCATTAAAACTCACTCTTCTTTTATTCTGAGACGTTTCCAAGTTTTTGTTTAACCTTTTGCACTGCATTACGTATTTTAACGGTCTTGGCGTCTTTGGCGCCATAATCGCCTGCCAAGTTAGAGTATGGGTTTTGTTCAGCAATTTTATTTAAAACCTCCTTAAATCCACTAGGTGTTCGCGTTCTGTCACCGCCTCGCGAAGATATTAGTGCAGGCGCGCCGTTAACTCTTGCTTCTAGATGAGGGTTGTTTTCCATATACGCATCCCTTGCGGAGATGGACATAAACTCCTCGTACTCTTCACCAGTCTTCGTATTGTAGAACTTGTATGTTGGCATGTTATACCTTTATTTATAAAATTGATTATGCAACATTAATGTTCCACCAGGCGGGAACATTTCTACTTTTCCACTTTGCCATATGGTTTTTTGCGCCAATATAATAATTGCGATAAGACTCACGCGAATCACCCGGAACTTTATAAATATCCGGCATTGCTGGTGTTGGTTGTGTTAAATAACCAATAGGAATGTTGTTTGGTGGAAGTCGTAGAAAATAAACAAGGCGGCCGCATGAGTGATTCTTTCCGTAACGATGGGTATATTCTACAAGCAATTCCTGAAACAAACAAAACAACCATGTGTAATTATTATTTGATTGTCGAGCCCATACCGCTGATGGATGATTGATGTGAGTTGCTTTATAAAGCACATCATCTTTAGGAGTGTCGTTTAACTTCCAGCGTTTGATTTTGCGACCAGACTGTGACTGACCCACATACTCTTCACCGTCAAGAACGCGGTGAGCAGTGGATAGTAACTGTGCATATTCGAGGATCATTTTGACCACATGCTTGTCTAAATGCATTTCGGCACATTTACGTGGATTGCTGTCGAGATAAAAAATATTCATGATATATTAACCTTCAATTAGTATAGGAACTTCTTCAATAGAATTAACAATTTTAGTTATTAATTTTTTAGCGTATACTGATAATAACTCACTTTTGTGTGCTGTGTCAAGACATTTTTTCACAAAGAACACATCCAATTTACGGAGACTTTCGACTGTATATTTTTCTGATTTTTCTTCGGTTGAGAAGTAATTAACAACAAGAATAACAATATCTATTTCCTCGTCAGTATACAAGGGTAACCTATAACCAAGTTTTGGTTTTTGGTATCTTTTAGGAAATTTTAGAATCTCTGCGGTCATACTTATATTTATTAAAACACTTTGACATTGTACGTCTCCTCAAACAATTTAGCATCTTCTTTTGTATTAACCATAGGTTTACCACGAATATTTAAACTAGTATTTAATAGCATTGGGCACCCAGTTTCCTTGTACCACCTTTGGAGTAGCGCATATAACCCAGGATTTTGGTGTCTGTGTACAGTCTGAACTCTGCTAGTCCCATCCGCATGGATAATACCTGGAAAATCTTTTGGATATCTACATTTAGACACATATTGCATGTATGGCGAAGAATATGTTGGTATATCAAAATATTGGTTTGCTTTTTCCATTAATATGACAGGTGCAAACGGTCTAAACATTTGACGCTGTTTGATTTCATTAACTCGGTCGCGCACTCCGGCGCCCCTAGGATCTGCCAATAGACTTCTGTTACCCAATGCTCTGGGCCCAAACTCGGCACCTCCATTAGCGACTCCGACGATTCCGGTGGTACGCAACTCGTTTAGCAACTGCTCAACAGGATATGCTCCGGTTATATTATGCCCAAGATAAGGAGTAACCCAGCGTAACCGTACTTTATTATGTGCTGCAACTGCGCCGATGCTACTTCCAGCATCTCCTGGATTTGGCATAATCCAAACGTTTGCATAGTATTTAAACGCAATTGAATTTGCCTTACAGTTTAAGGCGCAGCCGCCCATAATCACAAGATTGCGTCTTTTTTTGTAGATGGACGGAGGCACAAGGTCGTGACACTTGATAACCAGTCTCTCAAAGATTTCTTCATAGATTAACTGAGTAGCCGCGGCGATATCAAAATAATCTTGTTCCGACTGAAGTTCGGGTCTCCACCATTTGCACCCTTTATGTAGATTTTGTTTCAGTTTAAAAGGTTCGCGAGTTTCTTTGAAAAAATCAGATTTGATTTCATTGTAGTATTTTTTGGGATCACCATAGGCGGCCATACCCATTAGAATATATTCTTCCTCGTTCGGTCTGAGACCAATTCTTTGGGTCATAGCAGAGTACCAAAGACCCAAAGAGTTAGGATAACTTTGCGACCAAAGTTTCTGCATATTACCTAGTTGACCATGCCAGATACTTGTGGTGGTAAATTCTCCAATAGCATCAATTACCAAGATTGCGGAATCAATATAGGGTGAAGTGTAAAACCCCGCAGCAGCATGACTTTCATGATGGTTGCCAGAAAATAATGTTTCTGTACCAATTTCTTTAAAAGACTCAAACTGTCGAAGATAATCAATAGGATTAAATCGCTCTATACCCTGACCGGCAACAAACTTGCGTAAAGACTTTAAACGCCAACTCTCGTACCAATGTATCTCGGTTGGTTTACCATATTCTAAGGCAGCGCGAATGATTGCGTCATTTAAGTTTTTATCATTTTTAATTCCACTATAGCGTTCGGAATGACTTGCAAAAAGTATGTTTCTACCTTCAATCACGGCTAAAGAAGCGTCATGAGAACCTGCCGAAATGCCCCACTGAATCATATCAAGTTCCCCACCCCGATTTAATTTGATGGTCATTCTTTCGAAAAATTACATGTTGCTTATCAATAATGCGCAAAGGATCGTATTTCCAATAATCCTGCATATGAGGCAAATAGTCAAGTATGTTCCTATTGCGTAGTTTGTCTAAAGGAACAACATAATCCTGCAATCTGATCCATTGAAACTTTCTAAACTCTTCTTCAACTTCTTTATTAAGCACATTTTCTGTAATGTTTTCAATAAATGCTGTATATTTGTCTCCAAGATTGCGTCTAATGGACATCTCTCGCACACGCTCTAGTGATGCTCTTGCGGCTTCTTTCATTTCTTTTGGAGCATAAATGGGATCCATATAAGCGGGTTGATTCACGCATTGCAAATGTGGAAGTGTGATGGCAAATGCGCCAGGTCCAACCTGAGTTTCCCACCATTCCAAAAATGTATCTATTGTTAAAAGATTAAATATTGAGATGGTGTGACTCAATGAAAGGTGATATTTACCAAGATTTTTGCGGGAAATATCTTTTAATGCGTCAATATGACCAGTAACCTTTTTCCATGTGAAAGGATAACGAATATATTCATTTACTAATCCCACACCATCGACACTAATTGTTACATGTAATTTATCGAATTTATTCCAGAGATCAAGCAATTCTTTTGACACTCCGCTGAGATTTGTGACATAATATAAACTTATATCTTTTGATCTACCCTGTTCAATCAATCGTCTCAGCATTAGTAGATGCGGTTCACTGATTGTTGGTTCGCCACCCAAGAAATTGATTTTTCTTAAATTGGGTAAACTATCAATCAACTGCGGCACATGTTGCTCAAGAAACCAATCGGGTCTTACCCAATGTAATTTTTGTCCTGATATCTTTTCTTGCTCTATTTGCCACAGAGAACTTGCGGAAGCATTACACATTAGACATGCGCTATTACATTTATTACCCACAGTAACTTCCAGCATCACTATTTTAGAAAGATCGGTTACAACGGGGTTATCAATACGCAAAGAATCGCTGTAAAGAGTATCGTTCCATATTTGCCTAGTGCTTGGTTGGCCAACCTCTTCTCGTTCCCGACAAAGACTACAAACATCGGGCCACTCATTCTGTAATAGCTGACTGCGCAATTTAACAATATCTTCGTTATTAAACCAAGGTATTAGTTCATTGTTGTAATATCCCAATTCATGCTTCTCAGTATTCCAAGCTGGCACTTTTATTGCGCAGCACGGCCTGCTTCCACCAGACTGTCCAAAACTTATAGAGTTTGCCGCTAACGCACAGTATAAATCTTTACTCATATTATTTCACCTTTGTGATGAGGATATCAGTACCGCACGTACAATGTGTTTTTGCGCATATAATAGGTTTAGATATTGTTGTCACAGATTCGTATATATTTCCCAATGAAGGACCTTGGCCGCAACTGGCCGCGCTAATATTTCCTTGACTGCTAATGAACAGACTTTCATCAACAAAGCATTTCCATCCAGCAAAAAAGTTTTTACGTTCAGCAACCAGTCTATTACCATTGAGAGACTGCTCTAGTCCGGAAGCATAGACTTCTTTACTTGCTGTTTGCCATTTACTACCATTTGGTTTTTTTGCATGTACATGTGTTTCAAAGGTATGCGTTTCAAAGAAATCGTACATTCTTTGTTCGCCATATTTCCATGGACCTACAGTAGTACTTATATCATCAAATAAAGGTACCCATTCCAAATTGTAAGTGTGTAGCGTTGAGGGTAACGATTTGCCAAATTCAATAACTTCGTCAAACCTATTCTCCTGCATCATCATTCTTAGACAGAGATAATTAACCTTATCTTGCAAGAAAACTGCGTTATCCAAATAACGTTCACGATTTGCAAAATCAATATGAAAACTAGCAACGATATCGTGAAACAGATGATAGTATTCTTTCCACCATTTTGCTGATGTACTTAGATTCGTATTAATTGCAATGTGAGGATCATCACACCTCGTCTTCAACCATTCAATAAGCGGTATCAGATGCGGCCAAACCGTTGGTTCACCGCCACTAAAAAAGAATTTAAACCCGTGATATTTTTTTGCTTCATACTCGCGAATCAATATGTTTAAGTTTTCTTTAATTTTCTCAAGGTCTTCGAAGGTATTTTTCTTTGGATTCTTACCAGCCCAGTTACCCGGATTACAGTAAATACACTTGTAATTGCAAAAGTCACTGACCTGCCATGTGATATTGATATACGGTTCGGCAACTGGTCTGATGGCAATCAGTTCGTCGGTCACAATATATCCTTAAAAAGTTCCATGCCTTTAATCTTGACAGGTCGCCTTAGATCCATAAACTTAACATAAGTCATAAGTCTTTCGGCTAATTCTTGATCATATTCCTCATTCTCAATTGGTCCTTTACAGGCCTCCAAATCAAAATCTGGACTAACAAAAAACGGCGCCCTACTATCCCAATATTTCTTGGCGGCCTCAACT